GGCATTGACTGATTGTCCGCTAGGCTTCCCATTGGTGTCATAGGCTTGTCGATAGGCTTCAGTCTTATTCATTCCCTTGAGGACAATGTTTTCAGTAAACTTACGCTGTTTAGATGTTAGCTTGATGTCGTTCCCTAGTATCTTTTCAATAGGGACTTGCTGTATCGCTTCGCTTATTTGGCGTTTAGATAGCTTTGGCGGCGGTTTGGTCATAGGTATAAATCAGGTATATTGAGAATGATTCTCATTATAGTTTAGAAATTGAACGCTGTAAAGCGATTTTAACGAACGATTGATAGTCACTTGATACTCTGATATTACTTTTTTAATCGTTTGTTATAGTGCGATTGTGTGCTTTTTAGCTATAAATTGCTTTTTCGCTTCGCTTCGAGGTCTAAAAAATGGCGGTTTTAAGTCGTTTAAACGGGCTTAAAAATAATTGTTGCAATTAAAAATTACATCAATTAAACTAGCAATACATGAAATAAAACCTTTTCATGTGTTTATTAATAAAAAGAGGAGTAGTAAAAATGAATAGAGAGACATGGCTTAATGAAATAACGGAGAAGTTTGTCCGTCCAATGTTTCGAGACTACGGTTTCGAGATTCCTAAAAATGTCCGCTTAACTTGCGGTTTACCTAGTCGCAAGGCTTTCGGTCAAAGACAAAAGACTATCGGTCAATGTTGGTCAAACAATAACTCACAGGACGGTCACTTCGAGATAATGATTAGTCCAACAATAGCGGACAATCACACAGTGACAGCAACCCTTATTCATGAGTTAGTTCATGCGACAGTCGGTCTCGAAGCTGGACACAAAGCACCTTTTAAACGCTGTGCGACAGCTGTCGGTCTCGAGGGCAAAATGACAGCGACCAAAGCAAGTGATTATCTAAAGTATAAAATGGATAAATGGTTTGTTGAAATGGGACAATATCCTCATGCTGTCCTCGAGGGAATGACTGACGGAATCAAAAAACAATCAACAAGAATGATTAAATGTGAGTGTGAGGAGTGCGGTTATACAGTCAGAACTTCTCAAAAATGGTTAGCTGTTGCAACACCAAAATGTCCAACTTGTGACGAAATGATGACTTATTAGTAATATCAGGGAGTGTTTAAACGCACTCCCTATTTTTTGGAGATAAAAAAATGCAACAGTATATTAAAAGCATAACAAATCAGTTTAGAGACTATGACGGACAAAGGGTCAATGTATTTATCATCAATGACCGATACGAAATACACACCGATTTTGGCGTGTGCTACGATACAATAAAAGGCGGTGATTTACCGCAATATATTTTTAGATTGAGAGAAACATTAACAAACAACAGGTTTTATTTATAATGCAAATTTAAGCCAATTCGAGAGAGTTGGCTTATGTGTGCAATTTCGCACGATTAGAGAGGAAAAGACAAAATGAACTTAAACCCAATCAGAGCAAATTTGACAGAGGTTATTATTAACAATGATTTGAAAGTGTTATTTAGCTATAAAACTCCTGTGGCTTGTGAGTTAAAAGGCGAGATTTTCAAAACGGATAAATTCTGGAGTAAAACTACAACACGCCATATTAACCAATGGCTTGACGGACGAAACGCAGAGACAGCTTACCAATCATTTTTTGACACATTGACAGGAGGTCTAGTATGAGTGTTCTTAACATGAATTTATATCAAGTAGAATATCTATACAACGGAGAATTTTGTCGCAATAATTTTAATTATGAACATGAAGCAAAACATTTTGCTGTTGATATTTCAAATGACAAAGGCGTCTCTGATATATTAGTATGTGAATTTGGTTCATATATTGGCAGAATTGAATCAATTAATAATTGCAACGCTTTTGTTAGAATTTAAGGAGTAATCATGAGTTTATTACAGGAAATGGAAACGCACGGACTTGCAGACTGTGAATTCAATCGCCAATTATTACAGGAAGCGTTTAAACACAGTCCATACGAACAAGTCCATATAAAAGATTGGGCTTGTATGGCAGAAGCAAAAGCATTTTATTTGGAACAAGGATTTAAGCAATTTGACACAGTTGAAAATGAAAGGGATTGGTATTACATTTTGAGAAAAGGACTTTATGAAGTAATGGTCAGTAGGGTTGGATTTTTAAATGTAAAATCAAGTTTAATTAGAATACGAGGTTATGATGAATAACGAATCGTTTAAACGCAGTCTTAATAAAGCAAGGATTCAAAGCATTAGGTTTTTCTTATCAACCATGACTGAAACAAAGTCATATATTTAATCGGAGGCAGTATGAATAGGGAAGAAATGATTGAAAAGTTAGTGGAACATGATGTTGATAATTTTGATATTCGTGACCTTGCTGACTTATTTAGGTATGGCATGGTGGCATATGAAGATATGTCAGACGAAGAAATAAAAGATAAATATGAAGATTACTTTGAGGAGGCAATATGAACAGCATTTATTTAGCTAAAGGTTATAACAGCTGGACGCATAAAAATATCCAACGAGCTTGTAAAACATACACAGAGGCACACGCATTTTCGGAGGGTTTGACTGATTCCTCCGTTAAGATGTATAGTGCAGATAGCTTCATTGAAGCGGTCAATTTATTATTAAGAGAGGAAATAAAATGAAAACTTATTGGGTCACATATCAAAGATACATGACGGAGATGGAGGAGGTCACGATTGCTGTTGAAGCTGACAATGAGGAACAAGCATTGGAAAAGGCAAAACAGGGAGACGGAGACGAAGTTGAATGGAATACATGGGACAGGACTTCGGAGGAGGATTATTGGGACAATGTAGAAATCAACGAGGAAAAGGACATGAACTTTATTAAGGGAGATGAAAATGCTTAAATATGTTGTGAACGATTTACAGGGAGGGTCTTTCATGTCTTGGACATGGGAAACTCCCCTAGATAGAAAACAGTTGTTGGAAGTGTTTAAACAGTTTGCAGACAGTGACGGAATGGAAACGCCTAAAAGATATTTTAACTTGGGTTTCTGTGCTGATATGTGGGAAGTGGACATCAAGCCGTTTAAACATAGTGGCAAGTATTGTGCTAGATGTAATTGTGAGTTGTCATCATATAAAGCCAACAGAACGAAAGGTTATAAGTATGTTTGTGTGAACTGTGATGAGGACATTTTTGAGTTTGAAGCAAAGGAGAAAACAAATGCAATCAATTAAGAGTATTGATGAATTAAAGAGACAATGTAGTGATGATGTAGAGGAGTTTTTTATTCTGCTTAATGGTGGTTGTAGGTCATCAAAAGATATTCGTTATGAACCTACAAATGATAGTTGGTGCATGACCAATGGGATTGATGATAGCCATGTAGATTACAAAAGCACAGATGATTTTTTAAACAACGAACCTCTTATTGTAAAAGCTATGGCTTTTAATGCCTTTTTCAAATATTAGGAGGCTATATGAGAATCAGTCTCAAACACACAAAAATGTTAAAAGAAGTGCTAGACTATATTATATGGAGTGAGGAATCACACTATGAAGAGTGTTTAGCTGATGAGGGCTATGAGGGAGAGGGAGAACCAATTCCTTTACAAGACCACATCTATTATAAAGCATTACAATTAAGAGAGGCGTTTAAACAACATTAGGAGAAAGAAAATGACTAGAGAGGAAAAAGTAGAAGCATTAATCAATCGTGATATGGATAACATATTTAGCGACTATAAGGAGTTGGAACAGTTTGTATCTTATGTGTTAAAAAATGGTTATGAGGGGTATGGTAAGTTAAACTCTGAAGATATTGACGGAATTTATACAGATATATTTGAGGAGGAAGCATGATTACTCACGCACAATTAACAAAGTGGTTTGGTGGTAAAGGCAATTTTGACACAGAAGATTGTTTAGAGGTATTATTAAGTCTTGTTAATCATGAATATTCAATTAAAACATTGAAGAATGATATTTATGAAACGCTAGACATTGAACCGAATGGATATACAACACCTAAATTTGAACCAATAGGAGATGATGATGAGTGATAAAAAACTTATAACCGCCTATTCGCTTCGCATTATGTGGAGTGACGGAGTGACGGAGATTATCGATTTACCCGATGATTTTAGACAAGCACATAAAGACATTGGGCATTTTTTAGACGGATTAGAAGAGGAGAGGAATAATGAAGAAAACTTACAAAGTTAGAGTGTTTTATAACGCATGGCAAGATGTATATATCGAAGCCAATGATGAAGATGAAGTAAGCGATATTGTAGATGAACTTGATACAAACGATGTTAAGCTAGAATTAGACTTTTACGAGACATTAAACATTGTTTAAACGTGTTGCATAAAAACAACAAATAGGCGAGACACGGGTTGCCTAGAGAGAGTAAGTGTGGTAAGGTTATAAGTCCTGCCTTTCAATAAGGAGAAGCTATGCAAGAATTAGAAGTGGCAAGTGCCTGTTTGGGATTGATTTTATTCGGTGAAGCGGGTAATGATTTCAATAACCAAATGGCAGTTTATAACGTAGTAATGAATCGTAGTAAAACCATAAGTCGAGTGTGTGATACTGTATACGAACCTAAGCAGTTTGAATACATCTCCCTCATTCAAAACAAGAAAGCCAAAGAACCTAACCAAAAAGAGTTTCTACAATACAAACTCCTAGCGGTTAAGTTTCTTACAAAAGCCAAAGGATATACTTATAATCCCGTTGGTCATGCGACTTTCTTCCATGATGACAGAATCAGTCCGCAAAAAAATATCTTTAAAAAGCCTTTATTAGCACAAGTAAATAACCTATACTTCTATTAACTAGATAGTATTAGTTTTTTTAACTCTTCTGCCATTTCGGGAGTGCCACGAGCAATATGGTCGTCATTAAAGTCATTCCCAGCTGTCATGCTGAGCCAATACGGCTTGCCTGTTTCAATAGCGGAGTTCTCTCCAATGCCATTTCTGTCGTTATCTGCGACAACGAGACCTTTCCTGAATTTCCTAGCTATGAGCTTCATGTTACTTGCACTGAAACATGTATAGATAGAATACTTGATATTGCTAGTTTTCAAGACCTCCCTGATACTGAGAGCAGTCGCATAACCCTCGCAAAAAATAGGGAATCCCTTTGCGTTAAAGGCGAGAGTTGCACTCTTGCTCGTTTGTCCATACAAGAACTTTTTCTCCCCTTGTGCATTGATGAGTTGAACCCCAATCAACGTTTTAAATTGTCGCATGGGGACTACCAATAGTTTTTCTCCGTTGTTATCCCAGACGTTGTCTAACATATCTGGAAAGCCTTTAGAAGCAAGATATGGGTGAGTTTCTTGTTTGCATTGGTGCATAATCCAACCCGCTTTCTTACGGGCTAATTCTGCTAAACGATTCTTTTCTTCATTGAATTTGGCTTTAGATACTTTATTGACGACCACAGGCGTATCTTTATCGGGAAACCATGTTGCTGGTTTATCCATTGTTGCCCAATTAATCACGAATCCAACATCACCCTTAAACATATAAGAGCCATTTAGTTTTCTTGGCTTATCTTCTGTTGGAACTCTGATCGATTTATATGGGATAATGTTGTTGATAATTAAACCATGAATTCTGGCGAAGTCTTGGAATGTCATGCTGCTCTCCTAGATGGTTTGTTAGCACGAGCATAAGCAATCATTCTGCTTTTAACATAATTCATAGTCTTGATACTTGGTTCTTTTCTGCTATATTCTAACTTGGTAGGTAATACGCCATACTTCTGTTTAAACGTCTTCATCGCCCAATGTGGATTGAATTGTTTCATGTCTGCGATTGAAAGTAATTCTGAATAGAACTTCTGACGTTCTTCGTATTCTTCGTTAGACATGGAGACAAACTCATGAAGCTCTCCCGCTTTGGTTGAGAACATAGGTTTCTGTTTCTTATAACCACATTCACATTCGGTAGCTTGTGGTATCCATAATGCTTGACATGATGGACAAACTGCTTCTTTCTTTTCACGTTCTGATGGTTCTGCTTTGGCTTTTTCTTCTTGAGTATCTAACTCTTTAACGCCATTTAAAAAGACTTCTTCCCAATCATCTCTAAAGCGTAAATAATTACCGCTATGGTCTAACCATAAACCAAACTCTTTACCTTTAAAAGAACGCATAACTCTTCCCATTTGTTGAACATGGGAGGATAATGATTTAGCGAATGGTCGTGCAGATACTCCAATCATAACATCTGGAACATCAAAGCCTCGTGTTAAAATGTCTGTTGCAATTAAACCATGAATAGTGGTATCGGGTTTACTGAAGTCTTCAATGACTTTACGCTTGGCATTGGATTCATCAAGATAAGATATAGAAACAAAGTTATATCCTTTCTCGGCAAACTGAGCTACTAAGTCTTGTCCATGTGCTACTCCAGAACAGAATACAATAGTCTTTCTCGGTCTGCCGTATATCTGATGTGTTTTAACAATCCATTCCTGAACAATGTCTCCTGTGAGCTTCATACTCCTTTCGGTAGCCACATCTTGAGACCATTCACCTGCTACTTTCTTAGCACCTTTCATATCGATCTGTTTAGCGATATAAACTTTAAGTGGTGCTAACCATTTATTGATAACTAAAAATTCTGTGGTTGAACCTGTCACCACGTTAGAATATATTTTACCGAGACCTCGTGTAAACGGAGTGGCAGTTAATCCTATGACTTTTAGTTTAGGGTTTTTCTTAATAAACTCCGTGATTTCTCGTCTTGCAATATGGCATTCATCTACAATGAGAAGATCAATCTTTGGAAAGTCTTGTCTGCGTTCTAGTGTTTGTGCTGAACATATTTGAATAGGTTCAGTCGTGTTATACTTCCAATGGTCTGATTGATATACGCCATGTGGTATATCGTATTTGTCTAATCGTTGGCTTGTTTGATCGACTAGAACAATTCTATCCATAATCATTGCTGATCGTTTGCCTTTATCAGAAGCAGCCTTCATAAGTGATATAGCTACTTCTGTCTTGCCGAATCCTGTTGGTGCGTAAAGTAATTGTGATCTGTGACCTTGTTTAAACCCTTCTCTCAACTTATCTATAACTCCAAGTTGATGCTCCCTTAACTTTAACATATTCTCCTTAACTTCCAGATAACCTCTGGTTAGGTTTTTAATTTGCGTTTTAGACTATTCAAATCACGAGTGAGTATATCATTTCTATTCTGATACATATCTCGTGAATCCTTTAGAGATTGTATTTCTATCATTAGCAACCTATTTTGTGCTACGACTGATTGATATTCGTGAAGTATATAATCCTGTTCAAACTCCGTTGCGTTCCATTGTTTAGAAGCTATAATCGCTTTTAACGATTCAACTTCATCAGCAAGTTCTGCTACTGTTTGAGATAGTTCAAGATTAGTTTGTATTAAATCATCATGGTTTGTTACTGACTTCACTACATCTCCCTATAAATTATTATATCGAATTCTTGCTCTCAATCAAGAAAACTATTTATGTCTTTTTACGATATACCCATTGACGATTGCCATCAATAAGCGTAAAGAATTATTGGTATCTATCCCACTTACGATACTCACGACCAACAGATACAGAAATATAATTTTTAAACTTTTCTTTGATTGCTTCTGCACCAAGCTTACTGACTTCAGTCTTGTTCAATGGCTTAGGTAGTGTTATATAACCTTGACTCTCTAAATACTTTAAGCGAGTTCGGTTAGTCACGCATTTCTGAATGACCTCTTTAATCGTGCAATTAGGATTTTGTGATAAAAAGTTATTGATAAACTTTGCTTGTCTTTCATCATCGAGCTTAGTAAACATTAGAATTTCTCCCCTACTTCTTGAAATATCTTTTCAAATGCTGTTGGTTTAAAGTCTTTCTTATTAAATTCAAATACGGTCTTACGGCCATTGGCGTGTTTAATATAACCTTTGACTACTACATCTTCTACAATAATTGTTTTCTTTGATTCAGCCATTAATATGGTGCCTCCTCATAATCGTTAGTGTTAAATGGTTTGATTTTCTCTTTTGGTAATTCTACTACTTCTATATCTGGGTGACTATCTTTATACCATTTGGCTTCCCTCTTTGACCATCGGTATTTTCTTATAATATCTCCATCATCAACAACTGCGTGAGTGAAATTCATCGTATAGATCCTTATAATAAATTCTTGTTCCAATGCATTCATTTCCATCCATATCCTCTGCATCAAATAATACAAAAGACATATTGTTTTTTAGGTCATGCATGATGACATCTCCATGAAGACCATCTTCAAACTTTACTACATTTTCTATATTATTTTTCTTTAGGTCTTTAAGCTTCATTTTTATTAATCTCTATGTTTGGGTGAATAGAAGCCTTACATTCTTTACATTCTTTAATTACTACTCTCAGTTTCTTATCATACACTTTATTGTACGAATTACAAACTTGACAAAACCAATTATCGTTTATGTGTAGTTTACGTTTCTCCCAACTCATATTTCCTCCTATTTACATATTTTTAGACAATAGCTCTGCCAAGGGTGGTAATGACCGCCTTTGACCCATACTGAGATATTACTGCTACTCAATACCAATCCTACACTGAGTTAATGTTGACTCATTTACTAGAGGCAAAGACCAACCACCCCATGACTAGTAAACTTGTGTGATACCCATTTAAGATCACGAGGCGTGCCGACAGGTGTAATCGAGCCTATGTATTCTTCCACGCAACCCATTTAGGTTCATTGATAACGTTTGGAGTACGGATAGTTTTTATGTGAAGACGAAAAGAGATAGACGAGCCAAAGCGGCCAATCATCCTCTTAATATCTTCTCATTCAAACTCTCAATGACAATAATACACAAACTGAAAATTTTTGCAATAGGTATAAAAGAAAAAACCCCAGATGATCAGTCTAGGGTTTTTGGGTCGGTGAGAGAGGCACCGATAGTCTGAGAAGACAAAGAGGAAAGCATCAGACAGAGAGGGATCTGACATTTAAAACATTACACAATATCTTGTGTTTTGTCAAGCATTTATTACCACATCTAGTGTTAGAAAAGGTACAACGAATATTCATTGGACTTTTTTGTTTTTGTCAATATATCACTTTTTTGCGTTTAATTCTTGTAAGTGTTTCATTCAAAAGGGATTTGTCTGTATTTTGAGTGAAAACCATTTTTATAGGCAAATATAATTAACACATGAATTAATATGAGTACGACCTATTGACATTAGTTTTTGTTAGTAAGATAATAGGGTTTCATTTATTTAAGAGAGGAAATGAAATGAAGCAAAATATTCGTATTAATCCTATTGACCCAGCTAGAGAGAATGGTCGCATTTATCCTAATCACTACAAAAATATTGACTTGGACATGTATATGTTCCAATCGGCTATGCTTGCTCGTAAAGAGAAGAAGCGTTTAAACGTATTCTTTTGGGTATTTGTCGTTTGTTGGGCAGCATTTATGGCTTATGTGTTTTGGATAACGAGGTAATTATGGAAATTATTAATCAAGGAATGAGAGTCGAATTAGAAAACATGGCTAAGAAAATGAATGCTATGGCTAAAAAGATTGAAGAAGCAAACAATCGTATAGATTTATTAATGGATATATTAATTAAACAATCAAAAGATGTTCAACATAGATTAGATAAGGAGAGGATATGAAACGATTTTTAGTATTAGCCGAAGTTGAAATTGATGAAAAGAAATACAACGAAGTTGAATCATGGAATATAGAAGTTACAGATTGGATTACTTCTGTATTAGCAGATCATGGTCGTGATCGTGGTATGTTAATTAAAATGCGATGCATAGAAACTGATTATCATCTACTTGATGATGTAAGTAGATCAGCAGATGCGATTGCTAAAGATAAAGCCTTCGATGAATTAGAAGAAGTAATGTTAACTAACAATATGTGTCCTAGTGGCAATTGCGAGGCTTAATATGAGTAATAGACAATATATTACCGATGAGGCTTTTGCAGCATTAATGAGAGTTACTAGTGACCCAGAAATACAAAAAAGATGTCCAGTTATGTTTGATAGGGACTATGAAAAACTTGTAGGTCTTGCTTATAAGTTTGCAGATATTCTATTGAAAGGCAGAGAATGATAATAACTAATGAATGGGGTTTACCAAAACCATTTGAGAATATAGCTAAGAATCCTACTTACTCAAAAGGTAAGGCACATCTATCAGCCACACAATTGCTTAACAGTCCTAAGATTGTAGCATTGATGAAGAAGCACGATGGTGAGTTGACTCAAGATGTAGCAGATACCATTTGGTCCATCTTCGGTTCAGCAGTTCATAGCATCTTGGAAAAAGGTGGTGATGAGAATCATATCGTGGAAGAAAGATTCTTCGCAGAACTTGATGGTTGGAGTATATCAGGTGCTGTTGATCTTCAAGTCATCGATAGCGATGGAATTCACATTCAAGATTACAAAACAACATCAGTGTGGGCTGTTAGAAATGATAAGCCAGAATGGGAACAACAATTAAACATATATGCATGGCTTATTGCTTTCAATAAGAAAGTCAAAATAAAGTCCTTGACAATCGTAGGAATACTAAAGGATTGGAGTAAGTCAGAAGCTGATCGTAATCCAGAGTATCCACAAAAGCCTGTCGCTATGGTTAATGTTCCTTTATGGACATATGAAGAACAAGAAAACTTTATTAAAGGTCGTATTGCTAAACATAGTGCAGCTGACTTTGCTATGGAAACAGATGGCGAGTTAACAGATTGCACACCAGCAGAAATGTGGGAGAAACCTCCTGTATGGGCTGTCATTAAACAAGGTGCGACTCGTGCTAAGTCTTTACATGATGCAATTGAGTTAGCAGAAGCAGCTAAGAAAGAATTAGGTGCAGGTTATGAGATTCAACTAAGACGTGGTAAGCGTGGTCGATGTGAAAGCTATTGTTTAGTGAATAAGTGGTGTAAACAGTATCAGGAGTATAAAGATGGAAATCCATGAGCTTAGAAATTATATACTAGAAGATTTTGAGTATAGAGAAGGCCATCTATTTTGGAAGAAACGTAAAAGAGGTGTAAAGCTTGGAAATCGTGTTGGTAACTTAGATAAGTATGGATATTTGCATATGAGTTATAGAGGCAAGATGCTCTTTCTTCATAGAATGATATTCTTAATGCATCATGGATATCTGCCTAAATCTTTAGATCACATTGATGCTAATCGATCAAACAATAAAATAGAAAATTTGAGAGAAGCTACACACTCTCAAAATATGCAGAACATTAGAATATCTAAACGAAATAAAACAGGTGTGAAAGGAGTATGTTGGAGAAAAAGAGAACAAAGGTATTTTGCCATATGTAATGTAAATGGCAAGCAGTATGAATTAGGTTCTTTTAAACTACTTGACGAAGCAGCAAAAGCAGTAAAAGAATTTAGAGAAAAACATCATGGCGAATTTGCCAGACACGTTTAGGAGATTATATGAGTGGTGCAGGAATGAAATATGATTGGTCAATGTCGTATGACGATTACGATAAAATATTTGACGAAAAAGTTCCAATGGTGGATAGTTCACAAATTGGAGGAACACATTATGTTAGTAAAACAATTCAGCCATGGGATTTTATTGTGGCTAACAAGCTTGGTTATCTTGAAGGCAATGTTATAAAGTATGTTTCAAGGTATCAAGAAAAGGGAGGCTTAGAGGATTTACGTAAGGCTAAGCATTATTTAGAGAAACTATTAGAGGTGAAAACAAATGAGTGTATACAAGAAATTACAGGAAGCAAGAATCCTGCTGCAAAATACTAGTCTCAAAAAGTCTGGTCGTAATAAGTTTGCAGGATTTGAATATTTTGAGTTAGGTGATTTTTTACCTACGATTCAAAACATATTTACTAAGGTAGGTTTGTGTGGAACTGTTTCATTTGGCACAGAACTAGCAACATTAAACATTGTTGATTTAGATGATGCAAGTCAATCTGTTTCATTTACTTCACCAATGTCTTCTGCTGAGTTAAAGGGTTGCCATGCAATTCAGAACTTAGGTGCAGTGCAGACTTATTTAAGACGTTACTTGTGGGTAGTAGCTATGGAGATTGTTGAACACGATGCTCTTGATGCGACCACAGGATCTGACTCAAAAAAAGCTGAACCTACAGTTGAAAGTCCACGTATTGTAGGTCTCAAAGGTGAGTGGCAAATCAATGCTCCAGCTAAACCAGATGGAGATATTCAAGGATGGTTAGATCTTATTAAAGAAAGTACTTATTTACATTTAGAGTTTGCTAAAAAAACTCAAGATTTAGAGACTATCTTTAGAAAGAATAAACTGTTATTTGAAGAAATTAAACTAACTGATGTTGATTTCTACAAGGAAATGATGACTCAGTTTACAGTAGTTAAACATAAATTAGAAAAGGAAAAACAAGATGGCACAAGTGTATGAAGCACGTCCTAACACAGGCGTATTATTTAACAACGATACAAAGAAATCAGAGAATCATCCTGACTTCAGAGGTTCAGTTGACATTGATCGTAACTTATTGATTGACCTTTTAAAGAAACATCAATCAGGTCCGATTAAAGTAGCGATTGCTGCATGGAAAAAAACTTCACAAGCAGGTAATGATTTCTTGTCATTATCAACTTCAGAACCTTATGAAAAACCAGCAGGTTCAGCTCCAGCTAAGAATCCTTGGGAGAACTAAGATGGCTAAAGCCAAAAAGGCAGTAGAAACCATTACTCCTCAAGAGGCATTGATCAAGGACCTGCAAGCTCAGGTCCACGATCTCTATGCTTTTTGTGTAGAGTGGCGTAAACAAAACGATACTTTAAAAGCGGAGAATATGAACTTACACTATCAGGTTATTAAGTTAAGCGGTATTGTTCAATATTTGGAGAGTCAGCGTGAAGCCAATCCAGTTCGAAGCTAAAAAGGTTGCCATTAAGCAAGATAAGAATGGCGTTTCATTAACTCTTGTTGTGCATCCTGACGACTTTCCTATAGAGATTCTACAGGACTTCGTTGGGGCTGCTTATCAATGTGTATTTGTAAGAACTGATCGTCCTCATGAAGATAAACAAGCTTCGTATGTTGGAGAACAGCATGTGAAGTTAGCTGGCATACTTTCTACTTCAAAAGACTTTTGGGACTTCTTACATGCAGATAGTCAAATCCTTAAAAAAGATGAAGATACAGCTACAGATTGGTTGCGTGCATATCTTGGTATTCAATCAAGAGCAGAACTTAAAACTGATTTAGCAGCACAACAAAGATTAGATAAGATTAACAGGGAGTTTAAACAGTGGATGCAAAATTAAAGAAAGTTCCATACTCGGTATATTTACCACAAGAACTGCATTCAAAGTTAACTGCGATTGCAAAGACTCGTAAGGCATCTGAATTGGTACGTAATGCAATTACCATGATTATCGAAGGTAACGATGCATACAACAGTGGATATAACCAAGCCATTAGAGATGCAGCACAACTTGTTTATGATTGTGAAGAAGCACAGATGGTAGCTATCAAAGGTAAAGATCTTGGTTCAATCCTCACCCACAGAATTGAAGGATTGGAGATGAAGAAATGAAATTGACTAGAAAACAAAAAATGAATCTAATAGAAGGAAAGCTTGAATTAAGTATGTTGCAATTCCATGCAAGCTTGCCTTGGATTATTAGAAAGTTATTTAGCAAACAAGCTTTAAATTGGTATGACAAGGGTAAAGGTGACGCAATGGCTGATTATCTTTGGCTCAAAAAGAAAATAGCAAAAGTGGAGAAACAAAATAAAACAACATAAATGGCATAAGGGAGAAGATAAATGAATGAATATAGAATAAAAACATTTGTGCATAGACTCAATAAATTAGGTATAGATGTAACCTTTGCTGCCAATTATCCTTGGATTTATTTTGATACTATTAACGGTAAAAAGGTTACAGGAACATTTCATGCTGATCATGGATGGACTGCATTTTTTAGTCCTGTTGAAATACAAGGCAAAGTTAAATTTAGTGATAGACGAGAAGTATTTAAAAAGGTAAGGAGCATGTTATGAAACAACATAAATGGCATAAAGAAATAAAAGCATGGGCTGAAGGTAAAAAGATTGAAGCTAAATGGTTATCTGATGAAAATGAAGAATGGCAATATGTTGAAACTCCAATTTGGGATGCAACTCATTGGGAATACCGCATTAAACCACAACCTAAAGAAATGAACCCAGAACCAAATGAAGAGTTTACATGGTGGTATGAAAGAGTGTTTTTACAAAGCCCTAGTATGTGTGAACTTAAATATGATGATGAAAAGATGTGGCAAGCATGGATAGCGGGATATAAATTAGGTCGTGACAATGCCTACAAAAGAAAAGATATTCCTATTGAAACCTTTACCATACCAAAAGAAAAACATATACATACCATGAATGAAGAGGTGAATGATGAATGATCAAGAACAATTAGAAGCTGTTTATGCTGGCATGGCTATGTTAGGATTTATTATTAACGGTGATAAAGAGCTAGAAGATATTCCAGAGCTATCTAAAAAGATGGCTCGTAAAATGATGGAAGAACCTATTAAAGTAGGACTTCCCGCTATCAAAAGGAAAAGAAATGCTAGATGAACTTATTAGATTTGCTGAAGAGCTTTATAAAAAGGATAAAGTAGCTGGAACAGAACTTGGTAAAATCATTCAGGATATTGGTAAACAAGTTCTCTTGCATAATGCTCTTGTAAAAGAAATGAAGGCTACCATTAAAAAACTAGAATCAGAAAAGAAAAGGAGAATGCATTGATACCTAATTACCCAGATATTAGTTTTATAGATTTGATTGAAGGCAAACAATGGCACTATATGCCAACAGAAGATATTACAGCCTATGAAATTGCACAATTATTAGAATTATTTACTTATACTGCCATTTACCACAAAGAAAGACCTATTGAATGGAAGTTATATTTAACAAGTAAGAACCTGTTTAAACACTTTAAAGAAACGGAGATTGGACAATGAATGCACAAGAACTAGCAGCTAAAGCTAAAGAATATAAAGAAGCTTATATTACAGGTAAGCTATCGCTGGTTGAGTTCAAAGAACTTGTGTCTGATTTAAATCTTGCTAAAGAAATAGATCAGAATGCATCGCAGTTTGAAGATGATCAACAAGCTAGAACAATCATACTAGATGTGATTCAGATAGTGAGTGCACTATGAGATTTCTTCCTTTTGCAGCAATTGCTTTAACAGGATGTTCTATTCTTAATATGGCATCTTATGATCCTAATGAATATCAATTAGTCAATATTATTAGAACTGATGCACAAACTATGAAATGCACACCTGATAATTTAGCTAAACTTAATTATGATATTAAAGCGTTAAAGAACTATTCACAATATCAACCAAACAATGAAGCAACGGTCAAACTTGTAAACAATCTTTATACTATTGTAGATGAGCTTAGCCAAAAAGATAAGCCTAGTGAAGTTTATTGTTCTGCTAAATTATCTATGATTGAAATGTCAGCAGAACGTATTGAGCGAGCTGTAGGTGGTAAACCAAGATGAGCCATAAAGATATTAAAGATGATGTATGGGATGCTTTGAAAAAAGTATATGGATCAACGCTTTACAGTGCTAAAGTTTCTGTTATACTAAAGGAACCTAATGGTATTCAGGTTAATATGATCATTAACTTCCCACCTAAAGAGGAGTTTTTTGAGTAATGTCGCCTTTATTTATATATATGCTACTAGCTTCACTGCTATGTGGCATAGCAATCGGATTTATTATTTATGACGAATTCTTTAAATAGTCCCTGTATTGGTGTATGTCAAATATGGGATAACAAATGCAAAGGTTGCCACCGTACTATGTATGAAATAGTTAGCTGGTATGACTTTAGCGATGACCAAAAACGTGAAGTGTTAGAAAGGTTGGAAAATGTACAGGAACAAAAAACTTCTGGAAATAGTTCGTCAATCTCCTTGTCAAAATTGTGGGATTGAAGATGGCACTGTATGTGCTGCTCATTCCAATCAAATGCGAGACGGAAAGGGGCGGTCTTTGAAGGCTCATGACTTTAGAATAGCAGCATTATGCCATGAATGCCATGCCAATATAGATTCAGGAAAAGACTTAACTCGTGAAGAAAGATTTGATGTATGGGAACGTGCCCATAGAGAAACGATAGGATGGTTATTTTTAAACAATCATTTGGAGATTAAGTGATGGATAGATTTGACTTAGAAGAACAAATTACAATTTGTTGGGGTATCTTAGAAGACTTAAAAATGATTGTAGAACCTATGGAAGATGACCATAT